GGACAAAGCCCATATCAGCAACCAACTCCAGCAACGACACCATACACAATTCCAGCAACACAGCCATATCAAACGCCTGGACAGACTCCATATCAGCAGCCTACTCCAGCGACACAACCTTATACCAATCCATATACAATTCCTGGAACTAACCCATATCAAACTCCTGGACAAAGCCCATATCAGCAACCAACTCCTGCAACGCAACCATATACGATTCCTGGAACATCACCATATCAAACGCCTGGACAGACTCCATATCAACAGCCTACTCCAGCGACAACGCCATATCAGATTCCTGGAACTAACCCATATCAAACACCTGGACAAAGCCCATATCAGCAGCCATATCAATATTTTTCACCATATACAAGTCCATTTCAACAACCATATTCTGGAACGACTCCATATCAAACACCATATCAACAGCCAGTTCAAAGAAGCACGAAAGCTGGTGGACCATATCAGATTCCTGGAACTACACCGAACCAAACACCATATTCTGGAACAACTCCTTCAACAAATCCTGGACAAGTAGGTGTTCAAGGAACTATTCCAGGAACGTCACCTTATTATACACCACATCAAACACCATATCAAACTCCTGGACAGACACCGTATCAGGCGTTTATACCTGCGACAACACCGTTTTACACACCAAATCAGTCGCCATATCAAACTCCTGGGCAAACTCCATATCAGGCATTTATTCCTTCTACAACGCCGTTTTATACACCGAATCAATCGCCTTATCAAATTCCTGGACAATCTCCTGGTCAAACACCGTATCAGGCATTTATTCCTTCTACAACACCGTTCTACACTCCGAATCAAACACCTTACCAGACACCTGGACAAACTCCATATCAAGCGTTTATTCCAGCAACGACACCGTTCTATACACCGAACCAGTCGCCATATACAATTCCTGGACAAACACCGTATCAGGCGTTTATTCCAGCAACGACACCGTTCTATACGCCAAATCAGAGTCCATATACAACTCCTGGGCAGACACCTTATCAGGCATTCATACCTGCCACAACACCGTTCTACACACCGAATCAGTCGCCATATACAATTCCTGGACAAACACCATATCAGGCATTTATTCCTTCTACAACGCCGTTTTATACACCGAATCAATCGCCTTATCAAATTCCTGGACAGACACCGTATCAGGCGTTTATACCTGCGACAACACCGTTTTACACACCAAATCAGTCGCCATATCAAACTCCTGGTCAAACACCATATCAGGCATTTATTCCTTCTACAACGCCGTTCTACACTCCGAATCAAACACCTTACCAGACACCTGGACAAACTCCATATCAAGCATTTATTCCAGCAACGACACCGTTCTATACGCCAAATCAGAGTCCATATACAACTCCTGGGCAGACACCTTATCAGGCATTTATTCCTTCTACAATACCGTTCTACACTCCGAATCAAACACCATACACAATTCCTGGACAAACGCCATATCAAGCATTTATTCCAGCAACGACACCGTTCTATACTCCGAATCAGACGCCATATCAAACACCTGGACAAACTCCATATCAGACATTCATTCCATCAACAACACCATATACAACTCCAGTTAGTGGTGTAGCAGGACAACCAACATCTGTTCTTGGAGTTCCATTCCCTGGAGGCGGCATTTCACAAACTGCAACTCCTGTTGGAGCAACTGAAATTAATTATTATAACTATCCAGTGACCTCAAATACAGGATCATCATTCCCTGTATCGCTTGGATCAGGTCCAGGAAGCAACGTTATCGTTGAAATCGATTAACCGTAGTCATTTATAAATACAATAAGAACTCGTACTATGGGTGTAATAAATGATTCCAGCAAGCAGATCGGACTTAAAGACCTATTGCCTTCGTAAATTAGGTTTTCCAGTAATTGAAATTAACGTTGATGACGATCAAGTCGATGATCGTATCGATGAAGCCATTTCATTGTGGCAACAATTTCACTACGATGCTGTAACCAAAGTTTACATGCGCCACCAAATTACGCAAGATGACGTAAACAACCGTTGGATTCCAGTCGATCCGTTTATCATCAGCATTACTCGTATTTTTACACTTTCTACGGAACAGGTTAATTCTGCGGCAACTCAGAACTTTAACATGTTCGATATTAACTATCAGATTCGTTTAAACGAACTTTACGACTTCACCTCAGCCGATTATGTTTACTTCGAATTGGCTAACCAACACATTCGTACTTTAGAAATGTTATTCATTGGTGAAGTTCCAATCCGTTACAATCAATTCGAAAATAAACTTTGGATCGATGTAAACTGGGGTGGTTCAGTTACAGTTGGTTCTTGGATTATTGCTGAAGCATACGCAACATTAGATCCAGGAACAATTACAACATTCTGGAACGATAACTGGCTTAAGAGATACACCACTGCTCTAATTAAAAGACAATGGGGCGAGAATCTTAAGAAGTTTGCTGGTGTCCAACTTCCAGGTGGTATTGCTCTTAACGGTCAACAAATTTGGCAAGAAGCTGATGCTCAATGCACAGCTCTAGAAGCAGAATTAAGAGACATGTACGAAATGCCAGCTCAATTTGAGGTCGGCTAGATGATTGTCCATAAACATCACATTGTTCCTAAACATATGGGTGGATCCGATGATCCTTCCAATTTAATTGAGCTTACAATTGAACAACATGCAGAAGCTCATCGTGTTTTGTTTGAACAACATGATAAGTGGCAAGATCGTATTGCTTGGTTGACTTTGTCTGGTCAGATTAATGGAGCAGAAGCCGCACGCCAAAAAAGAATAGAAGTCAATAAAGCCAGAAAAGGTAGAAAGATGCCAGCTGGAATGGGTGAGAAGATTCGTCAAGCCAATTTAAGAAATGGAAATAGACCACCAATTGGTTTTAATAGTGGATCTTTTAAAAAAGGTAATGTTTCTTGGTGTAAAGGAAAAAAGAATTGGATGACTGAAGAACATCGCGAAAAGATTCGTGAAGCTAATCGTCGTAGAGCTAAGGTATCATCATAATGACAAATCATTACTTTAATAATTTTAATTCTCAGCCAGAGCAAGAACTCTATAATGCTCTGATTAATGAGACAATTCAAATTTGGGGACTTGATTCTTTCTATCTTCCACGCACATCAGGTTCAACTACTGATCTGATTTTTGGTGACGACCCAACTAAGAAATTTACAGAATCTTATCCTGTTGAAGTTTACATTAAGAATGTTGACAACTTCGAAGGTCAAGAATTGTTTAGTAAGTTTGGTTTAGAAGTTCAACACCAAATTCGTTTCTTAATGACAACCGATGCATTCAAGCGTCGTGTTCCATCAACATATGCAAGACCACGTGAAGGTGACTTGTTATGGTTGACAAACTTCCAAGCATTATTTGAAATTAAGTTTGTAAACCAACAACACTTCTTCTATGCATTCGGTCAAAAGAAATTCTATGGTTATGAATTAGTTTGTGAAAGATTCCGTTACAGTAATGAAACAGTCAATAGTGGTATTGTTGAGATTGACGATGCAGTGAATTCACAAGTCATTTCATACAACTTTAATATGGAAACTGGTGGATATCTGACCTATCAATTAGGCGAGCCAGTATTCCAAGGATCAAATTTATCAACAGCTACTGCAACAGCAACTATCGTAAATTGGGATCTTCCATCATCAACGTTACAACTAAAAAATATTCAAGGTGTATTTGTAACAAACGCAGCAATTCATGGTGCAAATTCTGGTGCAATATTCACACTATACAGTTATGATGGTCTAAATAACGCAAATGCTCTAGATGATAACAATACCGAATTAGGTGTATTGGCTGATGATATTCTTGACTTTAGTGAGTCAAATCCATTCGGCGAACCAACACAAATTCCAACAAGCATCACAAATCAAGATACCATTTTCATTAATGTTAATGGTCAAGCAGTTGAATTGTTTAATAATGCTAATCAATTAGTAGAATTCCCAGTTGGAACTCCTAAATCAAACAACTCAAGCACAATATAGGCAAGTAAAAAATGTACTACGCAAATAATTTCCCAATGCCATATGCAATCGCTAATTTAGCGCAGACGGCAAATCTATCAGCATTTGATGCAAACTATGGCGCTATTTCTAATTATTTGGCAAATGTCGCTAATGAAACAGGAACACCATATGGTCTTGCCAACAATGGTTTTGTTTCTTACATCGATGCTAACAGCGTTCTTAATCTTGCTAATAATTCTTCAAACGTTTCAATTGTTTCTGGCGCTAATATAGTACAAATTAATGCTAGTAGTGGAGTTTTCACTTTTGGCACTGACGGTTCATTGACTTTACCAATTAGTAATTTTGATCCATTTCATAATTCTGCTGCACTTAATGTTGCATCTGGTGGACAACAATTAGCAATTACAGCTAACGGTTTAACTTGGAAATTTGACAACTCTTATCTTTCATATAGCGCGCCAACATTACAAATTCCACCAAGTGGAGCTGTGTTGGGTGACGTTGATGCTCAAAATGCTGCAGAATTGTTTACGCCAAACACAATGACTTATGTTGCTATGAATTATGGATATGACCAATACTTGTGGGCAAATGCTAATGGTTGGTTTATTGGAACAAACTGGTCTGCTAATAATTATGATGGAACATTGTCTGCAGACTGGCAGTTTGATAAAATGGGTAACATAACACTACCAACATTTGGTGGTAAGATTATGGCAAACGGCAATATGAATGCTGTCTATATTCAAGCAAACACTAATAGTGGTAGATGGGCATTCACTAATGCTAATACAATTATATTTCCAGACACCACAGTAATGTATGGTAATACCATAATTGTTACAGGCACATATAATATTCAAAGTACTGGTAATACATTACTACAGACTAGTGCTGCAGTTGGAGCAAAGTCTTGGAATTTTGATACAACTGGTAAATTGACATTCCCTGATGGCTCAAAATTTTCTAATACTGTCAACGTTGTAACTGTAAACGTCTCATCAAACACATTAAGCGTCGGAACAAGCTCATCAGCTGCTAACGGCTACAGCAGATTAACAAACGGATTATTGTTCCAGTGGGGTAATGTTTCTGTAACAAACGCAAACACTACTGTAACATTCCCAGTTCCATTCACTAATATATTCCAAGTTACTGCAACTACAGTTCAAGGTGGTGTTGGTGCAACTGGCGCTAACGTGAACTGCGCTGCATTTATTACAACCAGCAACTCAGCCACGTTTAACGTTAGAACAAACAGCACAACTGCGAATACTGTAAACTGGATGGCAATTGGTAACTAATAAAGGTGATGCATGTTAGGAAATAATCCATTCTACTATAGAACTATAAGAAATATGGTTGTCGCATTCGGCACCATATTTAAAGACATCACATTAGTTCGTTATGCAAAAGACACCTACGACGAAATTAATCGTTTAAACGTTCCATTAAAATATGCAGGTAAAGAAGACTTTCTAACTCGTTTAGCAGAGAACTTCGATTTACATAAACAAACTCAAATCAATCTTCCTGTTATGACTTTTGAAATGACTAATATTGAATATGATCCATCTAGAAAGCTTTCCTCATTTTTAAAATCTGGAAGCGGAATAAGCCCAACGCAAGCAAACTCACAATATCAGGGTGTCCCTTATAATTTACAATTTGAATTAAACATCTATGTTCGTAATGTTGAAGACGGAACTCAAATCGTAGAGCAAATTCTACCATTTTTTAATCCAGATTATACACTCTCAATGATGTTTGTTGAATCAATGAACATAAGCAGAGAAGTTCCAATTATTCTTGAGAATATTAAATACGAAAACAAATACGAAGGTCCAGCTGAAACAACAGTTAGAACATTAGTTTGGACTTTAACATTTAAAATGAAGACTTACTTCTTCGGTCCAGTTTCTCAAGCCAATATTATTAAAACAGTTTCTGCCAATGTTAGCGGATCGCCTGGAATGCCATCAGATCCAATTACAATTACAACAAGCACTGGCTTCGGTAACTATATGACAGGTGAAACTGTCTATCAAGGAATAAATCTTCCATCAGCATTAATGACTGCTGTTGTTTCTTCATGGAGCAACACTTCAAATACATTGGTTCTTGTTAATAAACAAGGCAACCTAAATACAAGTGCGAATATTATTGGATCAATAACCAATGCCAATTATGAGATTGGCTCATATTACCCAAAAAATATTGAGAACAGTTCGGTAGTGGTCGCACCGAATCCTCCTACTGCAAATGTTGGTGATGACTTTGGCTTTACTATAACAATTTCGGAATATGAATAATTCTACTGATCAATCTTTGGCAGAAGTTTTTGGCACATACTCTATAGAAGAAACAACTCCTGTAGTAGTCGCCAACACAGAACCACAACAATTTCAAGTCGTAAATGTTGAAGACGAAAAAGAAGCGGACATTCAACATGTTCGTGCGAATCTTTACGATCTAATCAAAAAAGGAACTACTGCAGCAGATAATGCTTTAAAAGTTGCAAACGAAATGCAACATCCAAGAGCATATGAAGTTGCTGGAAACCTAATTAAAAATGTGGGCGACTTAACTGATAAACTTGTCCAGCTACAAAAGACTCTTGTGGATATGGACGCTAAAGAGAAAAAAGTTACAGCTACTACACAAAATGTCAATGTAAATAATGCTGCTTTATTTGTAGGAACTACAGCTGAATTATTAAAAGCAATAAAGAATAATGTCAACACCAGCACAAATAATCCAGAAGAAATTAAGTAAGAAACAAATTTACTTAAACAATCCCAAGCTTAAAAAAGCTGGTGTTCCTGTGCCTATGTCGCAGGAAGAACTCGAAGAATACGTGAGATGTAAACAAGATCCAACATATTTTATTGAGAACTATGTTGAAATCAATACTATTGACCGTGGATTTGTTAAATTAAAACTTTATCCGTTCCAGAAACAAACTGTTAGAGACATTCAAGACAATCGCTTTATCGTTTTAAAAGCAGGTCGTCAGGTTGGTAAGACTACCACCGTTGTCGGTTATTTGTTATGGTACATTTTATTTGACGAAGGTAAACTAGTCGCGATTCTTGCTAACAAAGCTAAAACCTCTCGTGAAATTCTAGATCGTATTAAATTCGCATACGAACAAATACCCATTTGGATGCAGCAAGGTATTACTGCATGGAACAAAGGCGACATTGAATTAGAAAACAAATGCCGTATTATCGCTGACTCGACGTCAGGTTCCGCAGCTCGTGGTTATACAATTCACTTTTTGTATCTTGACGAATTTGCGTTCGTTCCTAACAACGTTGCTGATGACTTCTTTACCTCAGTATTCCCAACGATTTCTTCTGGTACAACTTCTAAGATTTTAATTTCATCTACGCCAAATGGTATGAACCACTTCTATCGTATATGGAAAGAAGCCGAAGAAGGTGTGAACGGTTTTCACTTTATTGAAGCAAACTGGCGTCAGGTTCCAGGTCGTGACGATGCTTGGGCTGCTGGACAAAGACGTGTACTTGGTGAACAGAAGTATTTACAAGAAATGGAATGTGTTGGTGAAGATACTGTTATAACAGTTAGAAATAAAAATACTGGGAACATAGAAAAAATTACAATAGGAGAACTTTATTCTAAAATAGAATAAAGTGTAACTTAATAAAACTTGGAAAGATGAGACTATCGATGTTAGAAAATAAAATTAATAATCAATATGAAGTATTGACTCCAGATGGTTGGTCAGATTTTTCTAATATTAAAAGA